GGCGTCCATGACGTCGCGGGCATAAGCACCACGATGGGCCTACGACCGGCGAGCCGAATATCCCCCAGTGGGTGTGGCGATGACCCGGTCTTGGCCCCCAAAATTTGAGATTAGTCCACCGGCGGGTGGGCTATAGCGAGGGGCGGTACCTTGAATACCGCCCTTAGCGATTCTTTCAAGGAGAATAAAATGAATCAATATAAGAAGTGCGGCGGCAAATGCCATAAAATTCTGCCGTTAGAGAGTTTTTATCTTTGCCGTTCTGGACGCGACGGTCGCGATAGTCGTTGTAAAGATTGCGCGAAAGCGAACCAAAAAGTTGTTCGTGCACGTGGTATTAAAAACGATAAAGATTACAACACACCCGCGCGTCGTTGTCATTTGAAAAAATACGGCCTAACTCTCGAAGAATATCAAGAGAAATTAGAAAAGCAAAATCATTGTTGTGCTATTTGCAAAGAACCTGAAGTTATTAGGCAAGGCGGCGTTCTAAGTAATCTTTGCATCGATCACGATCATGTGACTAATGCAGTAAGAGAACTATTATGCCGGAGATGTAACGCTCTTATCGGACACGCAAAAGATAGTATTGAAATTTTGCAGGTCGCGATTGAGTATCTAAGGAGACACAATGGCGGAGATTCAGGAAACGCCGGGAACCGCGAGCGGGCCGATTGAACTTAGTCAGGTGATGTCACCTTCTGAGATCGTCGACGAAGCGGCAAAAACGCTCGTGGTTCAAGACGCGAGATATACGAGGTCCTGGATTAACTAATTGGTCCAGATTAAATTTCTTCTGATTGACTCGGAAGCTGAGATGCCAACGAGGCGGAAGTAAATGAACGACGACATTCTGAAATGTCGGCGAACGCTTACACCGTGAGAGACTAAGCGAAGAAACGCTGATAATACAGCGATGCAATAGTCCGAACATTACGGGAAATGAACCGTAAGAGACCAACAGAAATGATTGGTCCCGTGAGGATTCACGAGTAACAATTTGCAATAGCAGGTTCTTTCAAATCCGCTGGATTAACTGAGAAACTTCGGTCCAGATTAAATCTCTTCTGATTGACTCGAACGCTGAAATGCCAACGAGGGCCAAGCCGCAAGGCAGGCTGAGAGACTAAGCGAAGAGACGCCGCAAGGTGATGCAATAGTCCGAACATCGCGGGAATAAAAACCGCGAGAGGTTGGCAGAAATGACCAACCGCATCGCAAGATGCTAACAATTTTGTGAAGTGGATTTGCTTTATCAATCTCCGCCAATTTTGCGCGTGTGGGAGGGCACGAACACGCCTCGTGCGAACATATCCAAATTCCTCGTGGCATCTTTCGTAAATGCCATCAACAACAAATTAATCAGCGGTCTCTTCTATGAAGACCCGCCGTTCAAGTTGCGCGGTCGTCCAGGCACTGACCAGGATACTGCGCGCGCAATTGAAGCGATTGAAGGTTATCAACTGGATGAATGTAATTTCGTCCAAGAAGCGAAGTATGGTCTGTTCTCCACGCTCCTATTTGGAACGGGTATCTGGAAGTGGGGCTGGACGGAATATTACAAAACCGCATACGAATTTGAACCCGTGGGCGCGCCAATAAAAGATTCAGACGGGAATGAGATTCCTACGGAGGAATCGGACAAATTCTACAAAATTCCAAAAGAACGCTTGATCTCTCGCCCGTTCTTCATGAACTGCGACATCCGCCACGTTCTCGTGGACCCAGGTTGCCGCACGCCGGACATCCGTGACGCGAAATTCGTCATTCACGAATTCGCCGTTACGTACAAAGACCTCATCCGCATGAAGGACGAAGTTTATTACGATCCGCAGACGGGCAAACCGATCTACCGTTATAACTTGCCCTCTGAGGAAGAAATAAAGTCCTGGTTTGACCATTCAAAGCCGCCGCAAACCACGCCGTCCGAGACCGTGAATAACTCAAACACGATCAATGGACAATGGATTCAGCACGCGGCGCCACTGTTTGAAAAGACGACTCAGGACCCGCTGGAAGAACCACTGCAGATTCTCGAGCGCTGGGACAACGATAAGGTTATCACAGTTCTTAACGAGCGCAGGGTTATTCGCAACGAGCCCAATCCGCTCGGCATCATTCCTTTCTTTTCCGTGAACTGGTGGCCCATTCAGGATTGCTATTGGGGCATCGGCCTCGGTATTATCTGCGGAGGCGATCAGCGTCTCCAGCAGGGCTTTATTAACGGTATTGCTGATATTGGCACTCTCGCCGTGAACCAACCAATCATAAGGTCACGCGGAGCCAACATCAACACACAGCAGGTCCGTGCCCGCCTCGGCGGCTTTATCGATGTTACAGGGAATCCTAAGGAAGCCCTGCACCCGATGGACCTGCCTAAGATTCAACCCGAAATGTTCAGTATCATTGCGGCTTCTGAAGCTCGCACCGAACAGAACACTGTCGGAAACGCTCCTTTGGGGATGGGCAGTCTCACAGCCGGCCATTCCCAGGGGCAGATTGGGCGCTCTGCGGCGGGTGCTTCAGGCATCATGGCCGCGGCAAACGACAGACTCGGCGGTCTCGTGGAAGACTTTAACAGGCAGGTCTTTAAGCCTTTCCTGTGGGCCGTCCACGAGATGAACCGAAACTTCCTGCCGCCTTCCGTGTATAGGGAGATTCTTGGTAAAGAACTCGGCGAGGCTTTCAAGGCTTCCATGAGCAATTTCATGAAGGCTGAGATTGAGTTCGACGTTCTTGCCGGCGCGCACCTTGCCGTGAAGCAGCAGATGGCCCAAGCTATGCCGCTGCTTATGCAGTATTATTCCAGCCCACAGCTTGCGGCTCAGGTCGCGGATATCAATGAACAATACATCGACTTCTCGGAATTGCTCCACATGCTTACGGACGTGAGCGGATTCGGTAACAGCGGATTCTACTCCATCCTCAAGCCGTTGACGCCTGAGATGAAGGCGAAGCGTCAGGCTCAATCACCGGCTGCTATTGCTCAGATTCGCGCGCAGGCTCCCGCAGCAGCCCAAAAACAAAAGGGCCAGAATGACCTTGCCTTGCAGCAACTCAAGGGCCAGCAAAAACAACAAGAACTTGAGCAACAGTGGACTTCGAGGGCGAGCGGGGACATAATCAGGCATGCGATTGAAACTTCTGGGCAACCTGAAGAAATCGCGGGTCAACCGGGCGGTCCTGGCTTCGGCGGTTCTGAACTCGAGGGCTAAATGGATCCTTACGGAATAACGCCCTGGATGTGGAACGAGGGGTTCACTGTACTCTGTGATATCACGGGTGATCTGAACTATCCACTCGCCACGAGGATAAGCACGGCGACCGTCGTAAAGATATTTCAACAGCATCAACGATTAATAGTGGGCAATCCGAATCCGGGATATCCTCCGTGGCCGTTCTGGATGGACAGGATGGTCGACGAATATCTCGTGGACCGCCCGGGATTTGCGACGGCGTATAACGCCGCTCCAACGCTTTCACCGTATTACGTTCCGACGTTCTAATGTAAGCGAATGGTGACATTTTGGAATGTAAGCGTTCGCGGACATATAAGCGGTCGTAAAACGTATATTCCTTGTCGCAAAACCCCCTTTTTCAGGGGGTTACGTCGAAAAGTATAGCGGACATCAAAGCGGACATTTATGCCAACAGTTCCGGACTGGCTCAGATATCTTCCATTTACACAGTTGATTGATATCATCAACGACGTAAACTATCCGTTGCCTATTAGAATTAACGCCGCTTCCGTGGCGAAACGTTTGCAAACCCTTTCGCTCCGTCATCTCGGAGGCAACGCAATTACAGGAACCCCGTGGATGGTCAACATGATTGAAAGACAAATGGCGCAAACATCGGGATTTGCCCAGATTTATAACGAAGCGCCGATTATCCACGGTCCTGAATATTCAGCCTATCCAACGTACTAATATGTCATCAACCGTCACAACATGGATGCTCGGGCTTCCGTTTACACAAGCAATTGACCTCGTGAATGACCAGAATTATCCAATGCCGTATCGAGTTGGCGCGGCGTCCGTTGTAAAACTCATCAGACACCAAGTTGTCGTGCGATGGGGCGGTTCGACGTACGAAGTTGAGTGGATGAATAGTATGATCGCCCGACAGCGGGCTGAAACACCAGGATTTGCGCAGATTTACGATTCAGCGCCAATCATTAATGCGTTTGATGGTTCAGCCGTGCTGAATCAAGAATAAGGAGAAGTTATGAAGGCAGAGAAAGTAGATAATAGCAAGCAGCCCATGAAAGCGTCAATGCTTCCGGGCGGCCTTATTAACGGCAATCGCGTAGGCGATGGCGTAGAGCCTCACGCGGACGGCCGCGGCGGGAAAACAGGGAAGAGCCAGCCGTCGTTTGGCGTTTCCGAACTCCCGGGCGCATTCATTTCCATGACTGCGGGCGCGAACCCCGACGCAAAGGCCGAGTTGGATAATGGTCCGCGCGGCGACGAATCCGTTACGACTGACCAGTTGGGCGATGGCCAGAAAAAGCGTACCGTTACTGGCCGCGATCAGTCGCCGTACGACGTAAAGTAAGGGAGACACCTATGTCGTTTAAATCTGTCCAGAAGGGTATTGCGAAGAAGGGCGGATATTCCATGGAGTCTGCGGGCGCCATTTTGGCAAATGCCAGTCGCCACGCATCTCCTGCTGCAAAGCGCGCGAATCCAAAATTGAAGCGAGTCAAGGGAAAGATGGATGAAGGCGGCGTCATCCCTGAGACTGGTGCCTATGAAATGGAAGAGGGAGAAATGGTAATCCCGGCTCCTATGGATATGGCTCCAGACGGTTCCGTGGATTGCGGCGATTGTTGCTCAAAGCAGCTTCCGCCAGCTCCTGGCGCGGCACCCGTTAGGTTTCGTCATAACAAACCCGAGGGTGGCAGTCTCGTGACATCTGAAGTTCGGCCGATGTTACCTGAGCCGGATAACGCAATGCAGGCAGAAAGAGAGCGCTGCTTTACGCGTCACGGTGCAGACCGTATCGCATATCCCGGCATGTCAGGCCGCGATTGGAACTCTGAAAAGTTGGACACGCTAGAAGCGCCGAACACGAAGGAAGTGTAACATGGCTAAGCTAACCACGAAAAAGAGGAACGCTCTTCCTGAATCGACCTTCGCGTTGCCTGGTCGACGCTATCCCATAAATGACCCGAATCACGCCAGAAATGCGTTGGCTCGTGTATCTCAACACGGTTCGCCGTCAGAAAAAAGTAAAGTTCGTGCAGCCGTTCACAGGAAATATCCGACCATCGGCAAAATGCACGAGGGCGGTAAGATTCCTCAGACGGGTCTGTACGAGATGGAAAAGGATGAAGTCGTTATCCCAAAGGATGAGTCCAAGAACGGTGTCGCTCGTGAGACGGTGAGCTCAACGCCGAATATGGGCAATCCGATGTGTGCTCATCCAACAATTGATGGTGGCCATGATTCCGGATGCGGACACTGGGAAGGCGATTCTTACGACGTGAAGTGGCATAAATCGTAACCTGAGGTTCCACATGACCTGGTTCCGGCTCGCTCTCATTAACAACGGATTCTCGCAACTTGGCGATTTCCTGACTACGGCTGCGTGTATCGCAGTCGTTCCTGGCCACGAAGCAAACCCGATTGTGGCGGCAGTATTGAACCATTTCGGCATCCCTGGACTCGCGGCTATCAAATTGTTGTACTGCTTTTTGCCCTTATTAATCTTGCTTGCGCCAGCCCATAAGCGGTCTACGTGGAGCCGAATGGTGTTCTACATTTCGTTCCTTACGTGGATAGCCGTGCTTAATAACGCAGTCGTGCTTCTGCTTTCTCAGCGATGAGGTGGCGTCATGGGATTCAGCGCTACGCGAAATTGCCCGTTATGTAAAACTCCGCTCGTGAAGCGAAATCCGCAGGATGAAATTGTTTGTCCGAATTGCAAATGGGTATGGAGGTAACGTGACAAAGAAAGAACTTGAGAAGAAAATCGCAGATCTTGAAGCCCGCATGATGGAGTTGCAGAGTCAGCTTCTGACATTGTCACTTCAACAGCAACCGACGTTCGTCCCGACCATTCAACTGAAGCCTCAACCTTATGAATATCCCTGTATCGGAGATTATCCGAGTACGTGGCCTACTATTACATGCGGAAATATCTCAGTTGCCAACGATCAAAGATTTAAAATTTGGAACTAATCTGCCGCCGAAGGAGGCGCCCGATGGAAGATTTTGAAACAATCGCGCAGGGCCTGCAGATGGCGCGGCCTAAGGCTTTAGTTCAGGCGAACGACCACCTGACGCTTTCCCACGAGGAAGGCGCCGCGGTCTCACGGCTGCCGAACTCTATTGGGTATAATGTGCTTCTCCGCCTTATGGAAGGCGAACTTGAGAAACTAGAAACCGAGCACATGCGGGCATATCTGGATAAAGAGTTATTTGAGCGCACAGGTCTTATGGCTGTGGCAGCTCGCCGATTCTATGAGCGCGTTCAACAAGAAGTGAATTATCAAGGCAGCGAGTTCCTTGGGAATGTGGAAGGCGAACAATTGGACGCCTCCGTGGAACAGATGAGCCCGGAAGAACTTACGCGTAGAGAATTTGGATTAGAGTAGTAAAATTCAGCCATGTCCGGTGGATTACCGGTCTAGGAGAAGACAATGTCAGGACGAACTAAGCAACAGATTCAGGAATACGAAGACGCAAAACAGCGCGCCGCACAGGAGCGCCACGATCAGGTTATGGGGGCGGATTATTCCGCCGCCACGAACTTCGACGAACTCTATAGTGATCTTCCCGTGTCAGAGATCAAGGATCTGTATTCCCAGAACGCGACATTCAAAGCAAAGACGGATGAACTAAATAACGCTCCGCTGCCCCAGACGACCACTCTCGCTCCGTCTCAGGACGAGATTGACGCCACGCGAGCGGCTGAAGCCGCAGCGGCTGAGCCCGTTGCGCAGGTTGATGAAGTACAAGCGGATGCTGCCGCGCAGGCACAAGCCGATGCTGATCGTCTTGTAGCCGAAGCCGCGGCAGCAGGCACGCCGCTGACCGTTCAAAGAGACGCTGTTGAAATCCTATATGATGGCGTTGAAAAACTCGGCGAAGGTTCATATAAGCTGACTGTGGACCCCGAGGATGGAACGCCGGTTGAAATTTTTTATGGCGCCACGCAGAAGGACTGCTTCAAGGCGCTTCGCAAATCCAAAGCGTCTGCCACGAGGGAACTCAGGCGCCGAGCAAAGAAAGTCCAGATTACGGATGAACTCCGAGCGCTTCAAGTAGAAGTACTCAATTATCCCCCGCTCGTGAAACCCGTGGTTCTTTCAGCGGATGAGATTTACACTCTCACGGAGCAATTGAAGGACCCCGTGACATCGCTTTCCGCGATGACGAAATTACGTCAAGCATCCGTCACGCCGGAAGAATGCGACCGCCAGAATGAGGCGATTGAGCGTCAGCGATACAGCGACGGCTATAATACCGCCATCACCTGGATTCAGACGCACCCCGATTTTTACGCATGCCCTGAGAACATCTCGGCATTGCAGACACTGATGGCCAATCTCAATTGGGCTGTCACGATTAAAAATTTGGATTTGGCGTATGATAATCTCGTGGAGCAGGGTGTATTACTCGAGCGCCCCGAGGAATCTACGTCAAACCAGCCTGTAGTAGCGCAGCCGGCATCTGTAGTCCCGGTCGCTGCCGCAGCGCCAGTAGTAACGCCAGCCCCAGCACAAGCCAGTGCGGCGCCCAAAACTCAAGCCTCGACCCCAAAGGCGACAACCGGTGCATTACCGGTCGCCCCGAAGGTGTTGAGGCCAGGGTCCAGTTCAACGGCAGTAATGCCCACGAGGCGGAGCGATTCCGTCCCAGTGGCTATTACGCCGACCTTGACCGTCGAGGAGTATAATAGAACCCCCGCTACAGTGATGAAGATGCGTTATCAGCGAGAACCCGCTTATCGGGCTCAAGTTGACGCTCTTATTGCGAGTGGACAGGTCTAATATTCCGTGCAACGCAGTGCTAAAAAGTAGGAAACGATGTCTGGATACCCTTCAGCATCGAATACTACCAGCAACCTGCCGCAGTCGACAGTTAAGTTCTACGATAAGAATTTTATCGAGAATCTTAAAGCAGAAACTCCATTTGTGCGTTGCGCCGAACGGCGTGATCTGCCTGTCAACTCTGGTAACCAGTTGGTTCTATTCGAATACAATCCGTTCGGAGCGAATACCTCGCAGACGAACGAAGGCAACCCCGGTAACGGCATTACGACTTCGCTTGTTACCAACACGAGCACGATCGGGGAGTACGCGGATTACGCGTCTTTCTCCAGTCTGTCCGTGATTACCGCAATCGATAACACCGTCGAGAACGTCGCCAAGGAAATGTCTTACCGCCTTGGACAGTCGCTCTCGAACCTGGTTCGTTATCAGGTTGACGGCGCGTCGGCTGTGGACTCTTCGGCGCTTGTTACTCTCGCCGCGGCTTCCGCAACCAGCTTTACCCCGATTTCGATCGGCGTGATCCGAGCCCAGATTCAGTCACTCTCTGGCCGCTCGGTTCGCCCGTTCATTGAGGGCAAAAAGAAGTTCGCTGGTATCATCCACCCATTCGCGTGGGGAGATGCTATCAACGACTCCAGCAACAACGGCCCTGTCGACATCCTCAAGCACACGCCTGAGGGGTTGATGAAATTGGAAGACCTGCCTTCGGCGGATCTCACGGAAGTTTTCGAACTCCCAGGAACCGGCGTGGACTTCTTCCAGACGAACCTGGTCACGATGACTGGTTCGTACAAGTCGACCACGGGTACGGCTCTCCGTACTTATATTTTCGGTCGCGATGGCGTTAACAAAAATGATGGCGCCAGCGTTAAAAAATCTGACTATATCCGTCAACCTCTCGCAGCATAACGAGAAGAGACGGAGGAAAGACTCTTCGCTTTTTGAAGAGAATCCCCAGAGACTAATACGTCAGACGATTCAGAGAAATTTTCTGAGTTGAAGATAGAGCCCGATCTCATAGGCGACTATGAGCGCGCTACTGTGGTGACACAGATAGCCCAAACACGAATCACGCATCGCGATTAACCTTGCAGGACGTGGTGACACGTCTTACGGGGACGGAAATTACAGAGGGATCAAGTGCAATGTGATCCAAAACGCCGCTCCTAGCGTTTCGGACGCGGAAGGTTTGATTCCTGCTTGGACGTCGTATAAGGTGCATTTCACGACCACGCTGCCCCCGGACAGCACGGCTCGCGTGCGCTTGATCGACGCTCTTAGCGGAATTTCCTAAAATAAAAACGCTTGACCAAGATACGCAAATCGGCGTATAATCCGATAGATGAATGGGCGGCGCCTCGAACGTCGCCCTTCATCGAATCTCATTCGAGGTGAGACACATGAGCGAATTCATAGATTTGAAAGACAAAATTTTTAGCAGACTTACCGTTCTAGATAAAACGCGACGTGATGAATATAGTCGTTGGTATTGGCTTGTACATTGCGAATGTGGCAATGAATTTGAAACTTTGGGAAATGCTCTCAAATCAGGCAACACTAAAAGTTGCGGATGTCTTAGAGCAGAATTAGTTTCTGCAAACAATACCGCTCGAGCCCTTCCTCGCGGCGAGAGTTGTTTCAATATGCTATTCAAGAATTACAAAAACGAAGCAGAACGACGTAGTCTTGCATTTGAATTAACCGAAGAGCAGTTCAGAGACTTGACAAAAGGCTCCTGCTATTATTGCGGTGCACCGCCCAGTCAGAAAATTGAATTCAAAGGCCGCAACGGTGCTTACGAATATAACGGTCTTGACCGTTTGATTAACGAAATTGGATATACAACTTCAAATAGCGTTTCGTGTTGCGGACCTTGCAATATGATGAAACACGTTAAAAGTGTAGAAGACTTTCTGACACATTGTAAAAAAGTAACGGAACACCAACAGAGGAAAAATGACCCCACTCCACTTAACAGCCATTGTTGTCGCTAGCCTCGGCTTCGCAGGTCAAATGGGTGACGCGATTTCCACGCAAGTCGCTCTGTCCCGCGGTGCCACTGAAGGCAACCCCGCCCTGAAGGGCGAAAGCCACTTAAAACTGTTCCTGCAAAAATTAGCCTACGGCTGCCTGCCTCTCGTTGTGGCCATCCTTATGGGCGAATTTGTCGGTGTGGACATGGCCGTAACCGGCGTAGGCGTATGCGCCGCATATTTCGGCTATGAACAAACGGTAAAGAATATCAAATTTCTCGGAGGCCTATAATGGTCGCTCTTCTTTTAGTTGACGGAATGAAAACATGGCAACTCGCCATCGCGGTCCCTGGCGGTATTGCAATGATCGGTTGGTTCATTTATTGCGGCATTCGGTGGTTTAAGAAATAACTTTTACGCCTACCATAGGTATACATTTTCGGTTTCACGCCTCGAGGAATCGCGGCGATTCTGTTGTGCTTCCTTAAGGAGAATTACATTGGCTACCCTTTCTCAGTTTACTTTTGTGCCCCGGCCCACTGACAATAGTATGGTCGGCGCATCCCAGAATCAACCCACGGGCTCGGACGGCTACGTGTATTACGAAGTCGTGGAATCCGTCATTGACGCACCGCTTCCGCCTTCCGTGACTAATATTCAGGCAAACCTGAATGCTTATCAGAGCGGCGGCGGAGCCGGCAAGCGTATTGGCTTTATAGCCTACGACTGGGCCAACGCTCGCTGGTCCTTCATCAATCTGAAGCCCATCGTGTTTGTAAACAACGGCTGGATTAACGACCAAGGCGCTATCAAGGATTTCTGCGCGGCTCTCGCGGCTCCGCAGAACCTGGAAGAAGTAAGTGCCGACGTTCTCACGGTTCCTGCTGCAGTTGCTCCGCTCTATAGCTAATAAAACACAAAGAGAGGCTTAATATGCCAGACCCCACCCGTATAGGTTTGGGTACTGAACTGTCCGATGAAGCGCCCTGGCAGTCATACGACAGGGCGATGGACGTTACTCGCAACTGGTCGCCCGAATTTCGTGCGCGCGTGGATGCATATTCAAAGAAACGCCACGAGAAACCGCATAGCGCAGGACTTGAAGAAGTCATGCGCCAGAATGAGTTGTCCACGGAATCGGTGAAGGAATACAAGTTCTTTCGCCAGTTTGAGGACGGACTCACGGATGAAAAGATGCGGCGGGGCGAACTCATGTTCTGCCTTGACTTCGTGGAAAAGTTGAACACAATCCTGCCCGCTTATCTCTCCGCAAAGGTAATCAAGGGTCTCTCGGGGCTCTACGTTTATATGCCTGACGTGAAGGGCGGCCGTTGGCATTACGTCTGCGGCGTCCAGGCGAGCATGATGAACGAATATTCTGTCATTCACGTGGACTCACACGGTCTGCCGCTGAATGAGAAGAAGCGCGGATGGCGTACAGTTCTTTTGCGTCTTATCCAGAATAGTTTCATCAGCGAGGATGACGCTAATCGAGTTTTTGGAGAACCGAGTTCTGGTCCCGTGAGTCGTAGACTCAGGGAACAACTTTGGTACTTCAGAAATCGTAGTAAAACAGGCGACTACGATTCTTTCAATGCCTGGGAATACAACAAGTCGTAACGTCTGACCGGTACTCACGGGTGCTGGCGGACGAATCTAATGACCTACGGGTCACAGGAGAAGTATATGTCTGATCTAAAAGCAAGCAACACTACCAATTCGTTGACTCCGAAATTGAACATTAAGCTTCCTGACACGGGAAATTCAGCAGCCGATATAGATGTCGCAACGAATCTGTCACAGGCTGAGATTGACCGTGAAGCATCAATTATCCGGCTACAGTCGGAAAAGTTGAAGCTGAAGCGGGAACTTCTTGAACTCGAGAAGTTAACATCGGATATTGAAACCATCCGAGAGGACAAGGCATCTCTCGCGTACGCTCACGAGACCGTGGAAGATTCCATCCGGCATCAGACGGATTCTCGCCGAGAGCATGAGGAAGCCTGCAACCACCGCAAGGGCGGCGAGGCGACTACGCTGCTTGGCGGTGCTCCGAGCCAAGGTAGCGATGGAAATAATTTTGCAATACTACAGCATACATTTACCTCAGGAACCGTGTTTCGCATGTGCTTGCGTTGCGGCCGTACGTGGTTTCCGCAAGACCCAGATTATAAATGGGCAATGCGCCTCCCTACTCGAAATAGTCCTTCCACGGGGAGTCCTTCGCCCGGCCTAATCCGTCATCCAGAACGAGTTCGCCTTGTTTCAGAAATTCCACATAAACCAATTGTTAATCCCGACGCACAAAACTTTAATACCGGCGGCCCAGAAGGCTACTAAAATAAAGCTTGACAAAGATGTGCAAATCGGCACATAATCCGATAGATTAGGGGTGGTACCTCACATACCACCCCAAATCGCTCATGTGAGGTGAGCTATGAAATCAAAACGTACAGAAGAACAAAGACTCAGAGGTATTCAACGCGCAACGCGGTGGAATAAAGAGAATCGCGAGCGACGGCGAAAACAAAAATGTAACACGCCTGAGTATTTGCGCATGAATCGATACGGGCTAATGCCCGAACAATATCAGAAGATGTACGACGAGCAGAAGGGCCTTTGCAAAATATCTTCTTGCGGCAATCCTATTAAATTCGTGGACCACGACCACGATACGAACGAGATTCGCGCTCTATTATGTAAATTTTGTAACTCGGCTCTCGGGATGTTTAGAGACCGACCAGATTTGATGAGAGAAGCCGCTGAATATGTAGAGCATTTTAAAACACACGGCGGAATACCTATCGTAAAAATAAGTGTGCCGCGAAAGCCTATTTCAGAATACACCAGAGAACTTCATCGTCTTGATATGATGGGAAACAAGCACGCCGAAGGTCATCCAGCGTGGAACAAAGGAAAACGATGGTCTGAAGAGACGCGCGAGAAAATGAGCGCATCTGCTAAACTTAGAAGTCAAACCAAAGAAGGAAAAGAATCCCTTCTTTCCGCTAGTAAAAAAGGTACGCAAGTTCGTTGGGGCAAACAGGAGAATCACCTTGGCCGGAAACTCAACTGTGCAGTTACAGCAAATCGTGGATTGGGCTCGGACCATCCCCGAACTTAACCCAGTATTGTCTACCGGTGGTTTTTCCGACCAACCCGCGCGTCAGATTGCCAACAAAGTAATGATTGACATCTTGGCCGTCGTCCCGTCGGCTCCGTGGAAATGGAATCGCTTTAAAATCCCGCCCATCTATACCAACTCTTGGCAACAGGATTACGCTCTCAACACGGTGAATAACCTCGCGTGGTTTGAGAACGGCATCATTGTGGACATCAACTCCACGAGCCAGCCCAAGACCAAGTACCCCTTCGAATCAAATCGCGACCTCGCCGAGACTGACGTGCAGTACGGCCAGCCCGGTCAATTCTGCTGGATGCCCAACGACCAATTGATTTATGCCACGTGGGGCGGGCAGAACGCTGGCGAGGGCACATTCTCCAATCCAGGCCCGGGTTCCATATACGGAGCCATCCTCGGGACTACTTCGCAAGCTGCGAACCCTCTCACGCAGGTCAAAGACCCGAACGGAAATCTCTGGACTCTCCAGCCTACTGTCGCCTACCCGAATAACCTGAACGTCGCCGTTACTCTTGGCAACACGCAACCCGCGTGGCCGACGAATCCAACCTACCCCAATTTTCAAAATCCCACTCTTGCGCAGACCATCGCAAATGGCGGCATCGTCCAAGATGGAACTGCGTACTGGCAGGCCGTGAATCCAAAGGGCCAAGGCATCCGCATCAATCCAATTCCGTCACAGACAGGCCGTGTGTGGCAATTACGAACATTCGCGCAGATGCGGCCGGTTCAATTTTCAAATCTGCAACAGACGCTTGAGCCAATTCCGGATGACTTCTATACTTATTTCCGTGATGGGTTCGTAGCTTATTGCTACATGCACAGCAAGGATCCAAAAATTTCTTCAAAGTTTCAACAGTTCTATGCGGTCTGGAAGGAATCGTTGATGCAGGCGGTTCAGTCCATTGATCGCGAACGGGATAACGCAGGACTTTATCCGAGTGACACCGCTATGCAATCCGGTTACGCCAATTACCTCGGGCCGGCCAATCCATATTTGGTATAATGTTGAAAATAAAGGACTTAAAATGCTTTCCGTGGAAAATCTGGCGACAATTCAGGAGACCCGTTCGGCGCATGTGCGTATCAAAGAACTTGACGACGAAATTTATAAACTCACCCTCCGTATCCTAGTCGCAGAGAAAAAGAACTCCGATCTTCAGAATTCCCTGAACGAACTTCATCGCAGGATTGATGCTTTCAATTCTCGCTCGAGTCAAAAAATATGAACATTCTTACAGACATTTTTATGTTCGCGTGCCTTGTAATGGGGGCTACTGGAACTACGGCGGGTATTCTCGCGTACATTAAATCGCGCGCAGCTCTTGAATTCGCCAAGATCCCCGGACCTCAAGGTCCACGTGGAGAAATCGGTGCCGTTGGGCTTATCGGCCTGACTGGCCCGCAAGGCATTCAAGGTCCGCGTGGTGAACCCGGTATTGCCGGCCCGCAAGGTACCCGCGGCGAAGTCGGTCCCGCCGGTCCCGTTGGCCCGCGCGGCGAAGCAGGTCTGATTGGCCCGCAAGGTACACAGGGTATTCAAGGCGAAGTTGGCCAGCAGGGAGTTCAAGGAATTCAAGGCATTCCTGGGCCACAGGGAATCGCAGGCCCCGTTGGGCCGCGGGGTGCCGTCGGCCTTCAAGGCGAAACAGGGCTTGTTGGCCCCGTCGGTCCACGCGGAAGAATTATCCGAGTTTCAGATTTCAATCATACCACGTGCACAAAATGCGGAAAGAGCGCCGCACATTGTAATCTCAAAGAGAATGGCGATGCAATTTGTGTCAATTGTGAGAGGTAATTGTGGCTACTGATTATAACGAATCCTTGCCTGGACCGATCGCGCTTGGCCCTGCGCCCCCTTCCGTGCATCTTGCGTGGATGGTCTATAATCCTAATTCCCCTAATGGTATTGCGCCGGGGAACCAAGTGCCGTTGCAGTGCGACGGCGCGGGCAATCTCCTCGTCAACGTGGCTGTAGGCGGCGGGGGTGGAGGAGCCGGCGGTTCCGTTACACAGGGCACCACCCCGTGGATTGTCAGCGGCACGCTAACCGATAACAACGCTGCTCCGTCCACGAATAACATTGGCGCCTTAGTCGCGATGGCAGATTACAAACGCCCTGGTAAAACACAAGGCAATCTGACAACTTTATCTGTTGATTTGGACGGCGCTCTGCGAACGCACCAGCGGGCGGAATCTGTTTTGGGTGATCTGGTCGCCACTCTCCGTTACAACCAAATAGAAATTAATTTCTCGCAAACTTTCGATCCAACTTTAGTTACCAATACCGTAACTGGCGGGAGTACTGTTGCGCCTACCCAAAGCGCGGGTCAGGCTATCTACGCCACGGGTGCAGCGTCAAGCAAGGATTGTAACGGCACTTCTGTTCAGCAATTAAAATATCGTCCTGGTCACGAATGGTACGCCTATTTCTCAGCGTCTTTTACCACGGGGGCAGCGGGATCGCATCAACGTATAGGATGTTTTAATGCGACGGATGGCTTCTATCTCGGATATGAGGGAACCACATTCGGGCTTACGCAACTAATCGGTTCAAGCCCCACGCAAACAGCGATAGCTAGTTTCAATGGCGACCAGTGCACGGGCGCGGTTAACTCTGCGTTTACTCGCCTTGGAGTGCCTGAAGCAATCGTACTGACCAATAATAACATCTATCGTATTCACGGAGCTTGGTTCGGAACGGCTCCAGTTATACTGGATGTATTTTCTCCTGACGGTGTGTGGGTTACGATGCACACCTTCTTGTATCCTAATTCATTGACTTCTCCGTATTGCGTCACGACCAACTGGAACATGCAAGTTGACGTGGCGAACACGACAAATGCCACGAACATCGCTATTGCTACGCCGTGCTGGGCGATGGGTGTATGCGACGGCAATGCGCCACTTGAGGAACTTGTCACTGATCAATCGCTTGCTATTTTGAATCGTGCGGTACTCGTCGGTAAGAATGCCGCGACGAACACATATAGCAATGTCGAACTATCTCCTGATAACGCTCTTGAAATTGCATTCAGCGGAAATTCACATGCAAGCACATACACGTTTGATCCTACGCATACTGCTACGCAATCCATCCTTACTGGCATTTCCACCTACACTACTCTAACCGTACAGTTAATTGGTACAGGTACCATTGCGGCAGGTGCTCTAGAATTTCAAGGTAGCCTTGATGGAACTAATTGGATAAATCTATCTGCGTATAATATGGGTACAAATACTTTGGTACCTTCTTTCGGCATCGGTCTTGCTACAGGGACTACCATATACCAAGTGTCTATCGCGGGCTTTCCGTATGTTCAAGTTGTAAATAATATTACGATTTCAGGAAGTAGTACCCCACAAGTAGTCTTCAGTTATTCATTGGGATCGCTATCATTTATTACGGCTCCTGCGTATAATACTGTGCAGGATGTTGCAGACGGCCCTAATCAACCGGGAACTGCAAGTGGGTATTCCACTCTTGTTGGTGGCGTATTCACTTCGCCATATGGCTCAGTATATTTATCAAATGGGCAACAAAGTGCCCTTCAGCTTGATACAATTGGAAATCTTCTTGTTAATGATACTACTATAGCCCCAGTTCTTGATGGAAATAATAATTTAAATACCGATCTTCAAATGATATTGGGTAATGCCGTAGTCGCTGCTGCAAACGGTATTCAGAAAGTCGGCATCAGCGGTCATGCGGGCATTTCACTTGATGCAGTTCTTGCCGCAACAAAACCTGCAAACGTTCTGCAAGTCGGCGGCAATGACGGTACGAACGCTTATGCGATCCCCATGACAGCCGGTGGTGCTGCGGTACTTGTAAGCGGCGGCAGTGGCGGGACTCAGTACGTAGACGGCACGGCGGAATCCGCAGGCGCGTTCACAGGCACTGCCGCTCTATCCTACAATGGTACGGGCGTTGTCGCACTTCGTTCAGATGCTTCCGATAACTTATTCGTTGCTCTAAAATCTGGCACAAACACCGCCGTATTAGGGGCTATGGGCACGGCTCCTGCGACTTCCATCTACGCTCTACCAGTCATGGCGGGCTTGACGGCAAACGTCACTGGAACCCCTACTGCACTCGTGGCGGATTCCTCAGGCGACTTGCTTGTACGAGTGACGGATGGTACTCATCCCGCTACAGCCTCCTTCGCAGCATGGGGAACGGCCCCAACGGGAACTTATGTTGACGCTGTTAACGCGGAACTCTTCGTAGGCGCAAACGCGGTTTCGGGCACGGCCCCTGTTCCTACTTCGCCAACGACT